GTCAAGGAAGTAGATGATATGGCATTCATGCCCAAGAAGGTTAAGCTTCAATTCGGTATTGCCCTGCTTCAATGCATTGTCGATGCTGTCAAGGATGAGGATGTACAAAAAGGCAATTACTTTGCCCGTCGTATTCTTCATTGGGATGGTAGAAAAAGAACATCATACATTGAAGTAAACCCTAAAATCGTGTCTGATATGATTGATAATCATCGTTTTAGACAATGGCTTAGACCCAAGTGGGCTCCTATGATTTGTACTCCTAACCCTTGGACCAAAAAGAATGGTCGTTGGGAAGGTGGTTACATTGTTCCCGGTATGCAGATGAAGTTTATTCGTCCTGCTTCTCCGGGCTATGACTCATTTGGTTTATCTGAAATGTCTCACCAAAGCGTACGAGCTATCAATGCTTTGCAGAATACTAAGTACAAGGATAATGACAAAATTTGTAAGATTATGAATTATGTTTTTGTCAATAACTTGGAACTAGCTGACTGTCCTAGATACTCTCAGGATGAATTTGCATTTCAAGAATACGAAGGTCCTACAAAGACTGAGGAGGGCAAGTACGTACCTGAGTTTGCTCAGCACTTATCACAACTAGAAAACGCACACAAAGAGTGGGCTAAGCTGTGGGCTGATAGGCTGCGTATGATTCAACGACTTGATCTTGCAAAAGATCTATCAAACTTTGATTGTTTTTATCTACCTATTACTGTAGATTTTAGAGGTCGTTGTTATACTTCTACGGAAATGTTGAGTCCTCAGGGTTCAGATTTTGACAAGGCACTGTGTTGCTTTGCTGAAGGTAAACCCTATGATGATAAAGGTCGTTATTGGATGAAAGTTCAGATTGCTAATCTGTGTGGAGAGGACAAGTTGTCCTTTGATGACAGAGTTAAGTGGTTCCATGAGAATGAGAAGTATCTTAAAGCATCTGCTCAAAATCCTATCGACAATACGTTCTGGTCTAAACAAGGCGATGATCGTAAGAAATGGCAGTTACTTGCTTCATTACTAGACTACTATGATGAGTCTGGTATGAACCATGTAGCTGTACAAATGGATGGCTCTTGCAATGGCATCCAACACTGGTCTGCTATTGGCAGAGATCCAGTGGGTGCTAGAGCTACTAATTTAATTCCTGTTTCACAACCATGTGATCTCTATACAGAGGTTGCAGATGCTGCTAATAAATTTTTATCTACAGATGTAGAGGACGAGTGGCACTCGGCGTGGAGAGAAGAAAGAGTAAGCAGGAAATGCGCAAAGAGGCCTTGCATGACTTATGCCTATGGTGTAACATTGCATGGCTGTGTAAGAGCTCTCAAGGAGGACGGTCATTGTGATTGGGCTGGCGAGAACAAGGGATTGGCTGCTAAGTATATTGGTACTGTTCTAATGAACGAAGCCATACCTTCTGTAGTCTCAGCCTCCTACCAGTTTATGGCATGGGCTAAGGAGTTAGCCAAGCAGGTAAACGAGGCAGGAGATTACTTGGAATGGGAGACTCCAATTGGGAATATTATTCGACACAATTATTACGAAGATAAAAAGGTTCGTTTGCGTGTTGATTCCCAGTTGGTTGTCTTTTCCATCCCAGCTGAGAAAGATGCAAAGCTTAGTACTTCAGAAATGATTTCAGGCATTGCACCTAATTTTATTCACTCATTGGATGCAAGCCACATGCTTGATACTATCAATCGTATGTACACTGATGGTATTAGTTCTTTCTCAATGATTCATGATTCTTTTGGATGTCATGCAAACGAGGTACCTAAGATGCATAAGCACATTAGAGAATCGTTTGTAGAGATGTATGATAATAACAATCCATCTCTTGTATTAGCTGAAACTACAGCTAAGAAAAGTACAGCAGAAGATTGGGAATCATGTACAATTCATCCTCCATCACGGAGCTCACTAGATATTCATGATGTTTTACAATCAGAATACTTTTTTTCGTGAGGTACTATGGGTAAAGATAACTTTATTAGAAGAGGTAATGAAGACGCTCGCCAGCTAGGTGGGGTCAATGCAGATTTAGATAAATGGGCCTCTCAAGGTCGTAAACTTGGCTCTGGTAAAGGAGATCATGTTTCTGCAGGACGTATTCATACCAAAAAATACAGAGATGCTATGGAAGCCAATGAAGCTTATGTGAGAGATGAAATTACATTAGAAGAATGGCGTTACATTGTTCATGGTGTCAAGCCAAAAAGGAGGCGAAAAAATGAGTAGAGTTTTGGTTGTAGGAGATACACATGCTCCAGTTATGCATCCCAACTACGTTAACTTTCTTGCTGATGTAAGAGATGAATGGGGATGTGACGAAGTAGTTCACATCGGAGATCTTGTCGATTGGGCAAGCATTTCTTATCATCCGAAAGCACCAAGTCTTAAGAACAGCGAAGCAGAATATCGTAAAGCATACGAACAAGTGCAACAGTTGTATACAGAGTTAGGACCTAGTGTAACATGGTTTGTAGGTAATCATGATGCTCTAACAGAACGTCATGCAATGGACTGTGGACTACCTCTTAGTGTATTAAAATCATATTCTGATATCTGGGGTGTTCAAGGTTGGGAAGTGATTCCACGTTATGGTAATAAAGTTATTGATGGTGTCATGTATCAGCATGGCGACAGAGGCTCAGGTGGACAGAGAAACGCAGCATATAGCAATGCGAAGGCTCAGTTCTGTTCAGTTGTGCAAGGACACTTTCATAGTCAAGCCGGAGTAAAAAAAAAAA